ATTTGAACATGAATATAGTCGACGGAAATACTTTGAAGAAGACTTCTGAGGTGCAGGCGACTCCCGTTGCCATCGCCCGTGATCTCAATTCTATGATTTCCCTTTGCCCCTGGACCCAGTGTGTGCTCCCTACTACCCTCGATAAGTGGCGAACCGATTGGTTTCGCCAGAGGTTTCAACCTGATTGGTTTATTAAACCGTGGTTGGGAGGTTTCGGCGTAGATCCTAAATACGCCCCTGCTGGATGGAAGCCAAATCGGAATGCCCGCTTTGTTGCCTCTTGTTTCGTTCACGAACCCAAGCTGGCCCTTTATCGAATGAAGGGACTCGGCATTAAATTGGGAGAGTATATGAAGGAGTCCTTCACCTATAGGATGATCCCTTTGATTAACCATCACGTGAACACGGAACTCGAGGCTATGGCGGATGCTGAAGGTGATAAATGGTTGGGAGAGGTGATGTATGCCTCGCGTTTGATCGCGGGGTCCCAACCATTGGAGTCAGATGCCGTATTCGCAGACCGTTCCCTCCTCAAGGTTTATAAGGAGTGGAAGTTCTTACGTCTCAAATCATTTCGAGACGAAGACTTCCTGCGATACGACTCAGTTCAGTTTCTATCGAACTTTCGAGCACCCTGTCCCCCTCGTGGGACCCTTTCATTCCTCAAAAAACCGGAGTTTGAGGGATTGACTGGTGCCGATCTGACCTGCCTGCATCACATTCAGAGCAGAATCGACCCCAAAGAGTGGAAGACGTTCCGTCCTGCTGGCCATTGGCTTGTGGACCGAGAGCGGATTTTGCTGAGGAGACTTGCCAGGGACTCGCGAGAGGCCTCCAAGATTCTTCGGTACTACAAAACTCTTCCATCGTGGGGTGGGCTCCGAGATACTCTTGTGGACGCTATCAAGCCCCCAGATGTTGTCAAGGAGTTTGGTTTGGACCGATCGTACGAGCGCTGTGGTGATTCAATTGATAAACTACAGTATCCGATCCAGTGGGTGAAGTATGACCCTGCCAAGCCGGTCGTGGAGAAGGGGAGAGTGGCCGTTGGACCTATTGCGTCTCGGATAATAGCCTGTCACCGTGACAGACCATACCTAGAGATGCTTAAAGAGATCCAGGATGATTGCGATCCACAGCTGGGTTCGTATCCCGGCCACTACCGTTTTCATAGCGGAACCCTGAAAGAACTGGAGTATAAGGCCCTTGCGATGGGTCTTCCGACCTATGTTAAGGCTATTACTTCTTTTGCCTTACAACATCGTGACACGGATAGTAACTTGAACCTCCCTGTTCAAGCGGCGCAGACTAAATTTGGTCAGCCCCCATTCATCCGTCCGATCTGGTCCAGTTCTTTTGAGCCTCATAGGCACTTCTCGATGTAACCGCTGCGCGGTGGTACATCTGTCCGCGATGACGTTAAACTAGGTCAGTTTGCTTGGCCCAGTCGCTTCGGCGGCAATGGAGTCCAGTCCGTGCAAAAGCCCAAAACGGGTTTCCGTACTAAACAAAATGTCTAGAGACTGCACGGCGCTTTCCGGATTATAACACTAGACCCCTAACCACGGGGATGTGTGGGTCCTTTCTCAAAAACGCCTAATTTATGCGGCGGGAAAATTGAGAGAGAGGAATCCGGTTGACGGTGTAGTGAACCCTATATGGAGGAGATGAATACGCAGTTGGAAAGGTCTTTAGTATACCTCCGTCAATCTGTGGCTCAATAGTCTGCTCCCCCAATAGTGTGCACTCATTTATCAACCCGGTGTCCGGTTGCGGACTGGATGGACAGTCCCCCTCGACCTCGGGGAATTCCATACCGAGAAGCAATATATGAATATAAGCAAACAAAATGGGCAAGAAGAAAGGCGGATTGAAGAAAGT